CAGTGTAGCCGGAGAGTGCCGCGCCGCCGGTTAGAAGCTGAGTGATTGCGATTGCCGGAGTCGAACCGCCCGTTAATGATGCTGCGTTACCCGTGATTGCGGTTCGCGCCATCGCCGCCATTGCGCCAATAAAGCGAACCTGCACCGGAACGTCAGGCATTGGCCCACCGTAAACCTCAATTTCACCAGGAGTGATGTTCGACAAGGCTTCAAGAGCTGTTTTGATCGTCGCTGCTGAAGCGTTATAGGCAATACCTGATGTGGTCTGCGACGACCATGTGAGCGTGAACGTGCCGCCTGTCGGCGTGCCCGTGATTGTCACCTGCTGAACTGAGTCAGTCAGTGTCGTTAATGTGCCCGCGTTGTCCGGCTCTTTCGCGTAGAGACTGCCGCTATAGCGAACCTCATCACGGCTTGCTGAGAATTGCAGTGTCGTGAATTGAAGTAGTGCCGCAATGAGGGCTGCCGTGCTGTCGCCGCGCTCTGCTGTAAATGTCACCGAGGGATCATTGGCCGATGTCTCAGGGTCGAAGTCCCAGAGATAAGCACCAGAAGCAGGCGACGTAATTGAACTTGCTCCGATCAAGCCGGAAAGCAGCACTACTAATTCATTATAACTACCGATGCCTTCATAACTGCCTTCTGCCCAACCCTTGTTCTTAACGCCCGTGGTTGTGTATCGCTTACCACTCGCCCGCGCAAAGTTGGTTTGCTGCTGCGGCGAGAGAGTCAGCATCAGAGATGTGAGTTGCTTTGTCGCATCAACAGCGGTGCCTGCTGTTTTCTCAACGCCGAGCTGTGTAATGATGTCAACTGACGGTCTTGCGGCCATAGTTATTTATCCTCAGTAATTGCGAACGTTGCGGCGATTTCATCGCGGTGCGCTTGCGGTAATTGCTTCCAGTGGCAAAGCCAGTAATGAGTTTTATTGCTTGGATCGGGCAATCCTTTGCCGTATTTCCAGCCGAGTGAAATAAGCTTGAAGCGGAACGTGCTATGCAGCTCGCGTGTTCCAAAATTGCGCTCAGCGTTGGCTTGCTTGGTATACTCAATGGCTAATTCAACGTCAGGAATAAAGCCCACCGCTTTCACGATGTCGTCAACTTTGACTGACAAGGTACTCACATCAAGCGTTCCCGTTTCACCGGTTGAATTCGTGATTTCTATTTGTTCACTCATTAGTCTGAAACCTCAATCCTGTATAGCCCGCCCCTGTGGTAATAAAGCTGTTTCGCTGATTGTTCGTTTTCCGTGTAGCTCACTGGCTCAATGCGCCGCGAGCTAAACGTATAACTCTCCGTCTCGTTGCCACCGCTTTCAGTTCGTGTGATTGAATGCGTTTCGGCAACTGCGTTTTGAAATATCTCGTCAATCCTGTTTGCGAGTAGCCTTGCGGTTGCGTCCGGCGCGCCCTTGCTGATGACCTTGATCTGATAGATCGGCCTTGTGAGAATGCGCGCTGTACCGACTGCATTGACATCTGCGCCCGCTTGGAAGCTAAAGACAATAAATGGGTACTCAGCATCATCCGGTGCCTGATCGCGGTAGACCTTCTCATCGAAGCCAGCCGCGACGATCTCTGCATCAGCCGTGAGCTTGTCGTTGATCCAGTGTTCTGTTGCATCAAGTTCGTATGCCATTAGCTCAGCAGCTTTCTAAGCTTGTTCTCAAAGGCGATTCTGGTTCGCGTGAAAGCTGGGAAGAAGAACGGTTGCGCAGCCATTCGCCTTGTTCCTAGCTCGACGTATACACCGTAGTCAGCGCCGACTATTACCTCCGCTGCCAGATCGTTCAGCATCTGCATAGAAACTGAACTTCTTAAATAACCTGTATCTACGGGAGCGTGCTGTTTAGCATCGGCCACCATTCCCTTAGCCGCATCTTTCACAGCGCGAGAGACGGCGGTGCGAGTCTTCTTAATGACCTGCGGAACACGGCTTTTGACTTGCACCTTATTCATACCTGCTTCGCGTAAAACTGAATCGTTGTCTTATGAGTCCCTATGCCAATGTCGCCCGTAATCTCGTGCGTTACTTCATCCGAAAGAGTTTGAATACGATCACTCTTCAAAATGTCGGCATCATTCATCACTGTGAACTGCCATGTGTCTTTTGCCGTTGGTTGGCTAGCTCGTTCTATAGCTGTCATCTTCTTGTCACGCACCTTCTTGCACGGTACACGGCTACTCTCCACATAGGTTTCAACGTCAGAACCAAAGCCGTCCTTGGTTACAGACTTGCGTAGAACAACCGCTGTATCTGTCAAGAAACGTTCAAAGTTCTGCTCCAAACGGTCAGTGAACTTGCTTGAGTAGAACTGACGAGACACTAGATGCCCTCGCTATCCAATACGGCTGTTAGTGAGCCTGCGCCTTCCACTGAACCATTGTGCAAGCTTCGCGTGAATGAAGGCTGCACGCGGTCAGTATCCTGCTCACGGCTCGTCTTATCCGCTCGTGAGACGCCCCCGGCAAAAGGCATTGCGCACCGTCGTCCGACCTTGCGCCGTAGTTCCTTGGCGAGTGACATATATCTGTCATAGGCTTCATCTGTTACGGACTCGCCATCCAGTGCCATCTGCTTGAAATCACGGGCAAGACTTGCCGCGACCATCTCGCAGGCATCGGCTGCCGCCAAGTCAATATCGCTATTGCGCGTCAGCAGCCAATCTATAACCTCATCTGACAGCAATAGATGGTCGTTATCGGTATCGCCAATAATCAAGCGAACCTTATCCGCATCAGTTGCAAGCGTTGAGTCGTACATTAGGTCAAATCGAAGTGCAGATACGTCCAGTTTTTAGCGGCACCATCAACTGCACCGCCTGAGCCGTTGTAAAGATAGATCGTCAACTCATCTGTATTTGTGACGACCGCACCTGCTGGCACTAGGTCATCCTCAAGATCGGTTGGCGGCACTGCGATAACAACGTCACCGGCAGCCAGACCTGAGATAGTGACAGCCGTGCCTGCTTTAGTGTTTGCGGCCAAGTTAGCGGGATTAACGCTGACAGTACCCGACTTGATTTTCTTAATGGTCGTGCCGCCACCGATACCGATTGCGCCGAATAGTCCGGTATTTCTAGTTAGGCGATTCATGAATTCTTACCTTTCCCGCCAGTTTCCAGGCGCTTCTGTTGTTGGGTGTGTGGCGTTTCGACTTGCGCCACTACCACGGCGGGCAGTGGCCGCAAACGTCGCATTTCAACGAGGTGCTCGCGCCACTTCCAGTTACTCGCATCAACCCTATCACCAGGCTGATACTGCACATCAGTGCCATTGATCGCGCGCAAAACTTCATGTGTATCAGGCATCGCTTTTTACCTTTTCCCCCTTTTGGATACTGGCGCTGCTTCTCCAGTAACTTCTTGCACGGGCGCTTCAATGACGGGTTCGATAAAGAAGCCTCTATCATCGAAGTGGCTGCGCAAGCCGCCCGGTAGAACGGTTAAGTCCATCACGCGCAACTTTTCAGTTGAGCGACTGAGCGGCACGCCATTATCCAAGCAGTAGGTTTTTGCTTCGTCTCTAGTCATTGATTTCTTGTCCTTAGCTCACAACGCTAGCGAAAAAGTATCCAAGGTCAGTGCCGACCACCTTCACGTCAAACGCAATTTGCGCTTCGACGCGATCTGCGCTCAGTTCCGGCATATAGAACTTCTTGATGCCGATGTTTGCGCCCAAACCCTGTGAAACACCCTGCCAGGTGAACGTGTAGCCCGCGCTTGGCGTAAGCAGACTTGGCGATTTGGCGACGTGGCAGAGCAATGCGTGCTTGCCGTGCGTGAAGGCGTATGAAGCAGTCTCACCTTCGGCGGCGCTGTTCTTAACGGCCTTCGCAACCAGGACGCGCTCAACGTCAAACATTGCCGCCAAAAGATCAGGTGTGATCGTGCGGCCTGTGACGCCCTGCGTGTACTTAATGCGGTCAATAATGTCGGGGTGCTGCTTCAAAGCCTTAAACACGTCATAGCCGAGAACGAGCGTGTTGGCCTCAAAGCCTGTGTTGATCAGGATCGTGCGCTTACCTGTCTCAACATCGCCAATCGGGTCTGAGGTGTCCTGTGCTGACCAAAGATTCGACGGTGTGACATCTGTTCCCCAGATGCTTGATGCGAAGC